CTAATCTCACTGCGCAGTTGTTCAGCGAATCGAGCTTGATCCGTGCTGACTGCGTTCGGCGTAATAAAGCCGACCCGATCAGTAGGTTCTAGGTTCGCAATGACACGCGGAACACGCATGCCTGACCCAGGTTTGCCATTGTATCCAGGAGACTCACGAGTGACATTGTCTTGCTTAAACGTCGAGCTTGAAAGAAAGAAATCTGACTGGAAGCCTGACTGACTTGAAATACTTGGTCGCTGCGCTGGATCACTCGAGTCGTACTCAACAATGTCTTGCTTTGGACGGGATGACAGTAACGTCGGGTTGCCAAAGAAAGAAAGGTTGGCCCTGATGTTCTTCACCATCTCATCGTGAGCGATGATTTGGTTGGCCATCATGTCAAACTCACCAGAACCTTCAGTACCGAAGGCATCAGGGTTATTCAGAACCTCGACACATGGAATGAACTCCATGCTATTTTTTACCACCTTCTTGTCAGTGAAGGGGAAGTCCATTGCCTCGTTATCAAACGAGATCTCTTGTTCGCTATGGTATTCCTCAATCTCCTCGGCAGTAATACGAAGACGCATATACCGCTTATTTGTATTCAGGCCAACGCCGCTAAACCCTTTTGACGTTTTGACTTTATAAGGATAGATAATGATTACTTCTTCTAGGTCACCTTCGGGAGAGTAATAAGCACGATAAGAATCCCGATCAAACCAGTAAATACGATAAGTTTTCTCAGTAGGTCGGATATAGAACAGTCCTTTACCGTAAGCCAGGAAACGTTCCCAGATAGAGTCGAGCCGTGCATCGAGACGATTGAACTTAATGACTTGCTGGATGAAATCGTAACGCTGCGTACCAAAATTATCCTGCAGCGGATAAAACTCGACACCCTGCCTGATCCCAAACATTTTCATTTGGGAAAGGTGTGCGCTCACCAACATGGTGTCCGCAGGGCCTGTACTATCGCGTGAAACTACCGATTTGAGGATAGAGTCAAGTTGAGATTTAGCACTATCGCCCATTCTGTTAAAAAGGTCTACTGATCAATATCGTAACCAGCTTCGAGTCTTTTGAAAATAATTGTCCCGTCTTCAACCTCTACATCAAAACGTTCGTTTGGTTGTAGGGCCATGTCGTGACAAAGCTCATCCGGCAAAGGCAGGATGGCAGAACCATAAGCATCTTGCTCAAGTTCTACTTCAAAATAGCTGGGAGACATCGCGTTGAATACCTATAGTTTAAATCGTCAATACTCTAACTCTAGTTTTCCCCTTGTCATTAGTCCATTACATAGCCAAACAAGGGCGTCCACACAGTCATCATGAGATGAAACTCCAAAGTTGACGATCTCATCTTTAAGTGCCTGGAACTTTCTGTACTTATTAAAGATTAGCTTGCGTTGCTCAAATAGACCCATAATGCCACGGAAGCGTGCAACCTTGTCACCCCTGAACCCTTTGACTGCATGCCAGTTCATGTTGTAGAGCCCATGTTCACCAAGGCAGATTCGTTTGAAGTCAGCCTCTAGTGAAGCCTGATATGCAACGGCTTCTGACCAAATTTCGATGTTGGTGCCAGTAGGAAAATATTGATTCTTTTCTTTGTGCACGACACCCCATTCTTCCATCATCTCCATCATGGCTTCTAATTTTTCCAAGTTACCCATAATCCTTAAACGTTTGCAGTCAATAATGTGTATCTTCCCTCCCACTCGCCCTCCCATCACGAAGGCGGTATAGTCGTTTCGTTCCCGAATACCTGCGGAAAGGTCAACACCGATCCCCAAACAATCGAATTGTGTTTCGATGGTGCCTTTGATGATTAGGTCAGGAGAAAGGGAAAGCTCGCTCGTTTGTACAACTTGGTTTTGGTACTGAAAAGAAAAAGCGATTGGTGCCTGCCGCCGGCGGTCGCGCAGATAATCGAGTGACCACATGGCCGGCCAATAGGATTGTTCATCACCATTTGCATCAACAGAGATCGCGGATTGGACGATCTGTACCCAGTTGTTGGCTGGAATGAATGTGGAGTTATGGATATCGTCATGGCGGAAGCGGGTGCCAAGACAGATTGCTCTGCCGCCTTGGAACATCGTCGGAACGATGACTGAATTCCAGTTGTCCTCCATCGCTTGCCGGATATCCCGGTTTTTGATGTCGTCGGCACTCTTAATAGCGTCATCAATGATGCAAAGATGTGAACGCTTCGAGGTCACAGCACCCTTGAGACCTGCACAACACACAGTAAATTCTTCTTCACCTGCTGTTCGGATGCCGGCAAACTTCCAATCAATGCTCCAGTACTCGTTCGAATTAATCCCCTTGGCGATCTTCACAGTGGGGAAGATCTCCTTATAACTTTTGCTCGATTCAATGATCCTTTTGATAGCTGCGCTTTTAGGGCGTGCCACATCCACCGTGTAGGAGATGTAGAGGATTTTCAAAGGTTTCCGCGCCAGTGCATGAATACCGACTGCCCATGCTGTGTACAAGCCAAGGATCGTGGACTTTGCGCTACCCCGTGGCGCCAAGATATCAATATTTGGTCCGCCAATACCAATAAGACATTCACTGTCCTCACCTGTACAAAGATATTTATGCCATTCTTTGTGATGCTCCGCAGGCGGTTTATCCCCTACGACATCACAGAAATATGCGAAATCCTTTCGTGCACGTTCAATATCAATATTTGAAGTCTTTTTAACAATCCGTTGCTGTGCTGCAGCACGTGCAGTCCTTCGATATACGCTATGAATACTTGTTCCTGCCATGCACAAAGCATAGCGCCATAACTCAATTAAGTCTCTCTTCTAAGAAGCGTCTAAGAAAAAGATTTTCAAGTGCTCCTTCAAAATTACCATCGTATGAAGAGAAATCAGGCGGTGTGCTTCCCGTGGATCCAGGTGGTGTGATGACACCGAATTTACCTTTTTCCGTAGAACCAGGTGGTGTCAGTATCTCCATCTTCCCTTGCTCGGTAGATCCTGGAGGAGTCAAGACGCCAAACTTGTTCCGATCGGTTAGTCCACCAACAGGAAGTCCAAGACCAAGATCAGTCTCAGTTCTTGTTTGATTACCGACAGGACCGAAATAGTTAACACCGATTACTTTTCCGTCTTTAAAATACCTGTCTTGATATGGATCTACAAGCATATTTACAGCTAATTTTTATCAGTCTACTAAGATTCCTCTTGAAAGATCTTTGTCCAGACTCCCATTGATGCTTCTTGAAGTGGTCCTTCGATTGGATCATCACGAAAGATCGTTAACATCTCCCGAATCGCACGGTCAGCACCAGCAAGAATCAACCCTTGCTTGTCAAGCAAGATGCGCTCATCATTCAACTGCTTAATCGTGCCTCGCAGTTCCTTCTGCATCATCGCGATACGAGAGGCACCCATGTCCTGTTTGATCATCCCCATATCAATACCATCCCGTAGCTTCGAGATGTCCATCGTCATGGCGTCAATCTCAGCTTCTAATACACCACCAAAATCCCGCTTCTTGTGGTTCTCCTTTGACCATTCATCACATTGGACGATTGATCCAGTGAACCCTAGGAAGCGGGCATACAAGTAAATCTGGATTGGACTTACTGCTCGTTTGCTGAAGGCTAGAAAGGATTCACGGTCTTTTTCAGTCAGCTCGTGAATCCAATCAATCATGACCGATATTGGCTCTGCGCCTGTTCGAAGTCTCTGTTCTCTTTATAGCGCCGGAACATCTCTTGTTGCAACGCAGTAAATCGTTGCTCAGATCCGGTTTCACGGATACCTGCACGCTGTTCAACACCAGAGGCCGCGACAGTACGACGTTCTTCTTGACCACGAAGACCAATTTGACGCTCTTGACCAGACAAAAGTTGCCCCTGAGTCAATCGCTGCTGTCCTCCGGTCTCCCGAATACCTGCACGCTGTTCAACCCCTGTGGCAGCAATGCCGAGTCGCTGTTCAGTTCCCGTTGCAGCAATGCCAAGACGCTCTTGTCCACCAGCCTCACGAATTCCAGCGCGTTGTTCAGTGCCTCGAACACGCTCAGTTGCTCGTGTCTCGGTTCCAGTGGTTCCGATGGTGCGACGCTCTTCCTGACCAGCAGTTGCGAGGCCAGCTCGATATTCAGCACCAGTGGCTGCAATACCTGCTCGTTCCTCTTGGCCGCGAGTACGGGTCAGTCCTGTCTCGATATCACCAGCTTGTCTCTGCGTGAGACGTTGCTCAGCAGAGGCAGCCTGCGAACGGCGAATGTCCTGACCAGCAAAGAAATCAGCATTGGTGCGATCTAATTGTGCACCTAGCTCCATGTTCAAGCGGGTCTGCTTACCGCTCACCTCATTCAATGCAGTCTGCGTTGTCACCGACTGTGTAGGAACAGCGGTCGGCGGCGCAGGTGGCGGCGGCGCAGGACTATAAACAATAGTCGGAGGGGGTGGAGGTGAAGGTCTAGAACCGCCCATAGTTATACCTTTGCTTTTGTTAGTTTAAGTTAGGCAATACGACGCCCGGCGTAACGACCCGTTCCTAATTGAGCGAATCCAGAGGCAGCTTGTTGCTGGTTTGCAATTGCCAGTGCTTCTGTAGCGAAGGCATTAGATGCAGCTTGCATCTGCTGTTGTTTGGACGCCATGATGGCTTGGATGCTGGAGGGGAGCTGCTCTTTGAATGCCCTGAAACGTTGGCTTGCATCCAGAGCACGCTCAGTGCCGCGACGTCCAGCTTCATCTAAATAAGGAAACAGGGCTTGCGTTTGTTGTACTGATTGTTGAACAGCTAGGTTGCTGGCTTGTTTCTGAAGTTTGGCAAGATTTTCGTACTGACTCTCAAGAATCTCTTTATCGCGCTGTGTAATTGCATCACTATCAGCAGCGTCTTGCTCCCTGACCTTATCCAAGGCGGCAGTGTTTTTTGCCTCTTGCTCTTCTTGAGTTGCTTTAAGAAGATCTTCCTGAGCTTCAAGTATGGTGACATTACGGCTCGCATCAAGCTGACGACGCTCTACGTCTGTGAGCCTTTCATAAGGATTGACCTTTGGAATTAGCTCACCTGTTACGTTGGCAGGTAAGTCTAAAATAAATTCATTAAGTTTCTCTAGTGTGGTTTTTGGACCACCGTAATTAGGCTCCAAAGAAAAATCAGCTGGCAAGCCACCTTTTCTTTTTAAATATTCGAGTGTTGCGTCTGATGTCTTAGACATATCACTGATATTGGTATTGGCTGGTCAGAGCACCACCGGCCTTTTGAAGTGCGTCAAGACCTGCCTCGAGACCTGCTGTCTGAGCTCGCTCTTGCATCGCAGCACGAGTCTTGATGTTCTGGCGGATGCCAGCAGCAGCCATCTGGCGCTCCATTTCCTTCTTGGATCTTGCTTCTGAGGCAGCTTCGATTTCAGGCAGCAGTGTGCGAAGTACATCCCGCTGGGTCTGTGCAGTCTTAAGCAATTCAAGACGGCGTCCCATTCCGCTGGGGCCGAGCACGTCAAGCGGCATCCCCTCAGGAGAGGTCGCTCCGTATTGACCAAGTCCAGGAGGTAATGCGGCGCCACCGTAGACAGGAGCGCCATCGGCTGTATAACCAATAACGCCGGCACCTAACTGACCGCCGCGTCCAACAGCACTGCCTGTAGGACCAGCAAGGTTAGCCGCTGCAGTACCGGCGCCCGGAGCTAATGCCAGTGCCGCCCCTGCACCGAGGCCAAGAGGAATTGCATTCGAAAGAATTTGTGCGCCACCCATTTGCTGTGCAAGTGGAGCTGCCATCCCGGCTTGCTTAACAGCTTGCGAGATACCTGCTGGACCCATACCTGCCATCAGTGCTTTCGCACCTGCACCTGCCTTGAATGCTTCAGGAGCAACTCTTGCGGCGAGGCCAGTTCCAGCAAGTTTGGCACCTGCAAAACGCAGAGGGCCTCCCAAGCCAGCCAATGTAAGTGCTCCAAGTCCGGAACCCAAAGCAGCAGAACCTAAATTTCCACCGCTTTCTTGAAAACCCTTTACGCCACCGATTGCAGCACCGAGAGCTGGTAAATATTTAAGTCCAGCGACTACAGGTGCTACTGCTAGAGGGATTGCCATGCCTAAATACTTCTTCTTATGTTAATTAGTTTAGATTAGGTAACTTTTGGATTAACCGAATAATCCGCCGATGCCGCCAACGACTGCACCAATGCCTGCTAGATGAGGAATGCCTGTCGAGGCGCCCGCCTGGAATCCAGACATAGCTCCCCCTAAACCACCAGCTAAGCGTTGGCCTGTCGATTTACCACCAGACACACCGCCGCTGCCACCAGGGAAAACAATTGGCTCAAAGGAGTCTGGGCTGATTTGAGTCAGGCTGCCGTCAG